TCATCAAATATATTTTTAAACAAATCATAAAAACCAGAATTAATTCCTAATTTATCTTCTCTAAGTTCTGGCACTTTAACAACACAATGTTCGAAAGTAGGATTGCATTTTTTACCTACAGCAGATTTTATTGTTAAAAATAAAGCAAATTGTTTATCATCTATTAATTTATCAAAATGTTTTAAATTTTTTTGAGACACACAATTATTAATAATCTTTATCATTTATACCAACCAATTAACGTATATCTTTTATTTGTTTTAATTTTATTTACTTTATGAAGATAGTGACCATTACTAAATAATACTAATCTACCGGTTTTAGGTTTTATAGTAATATCATCAATAGTTGTTTCTCCACCGGTATAGTTATCATTAAGATATATAATAAAACTTAATTTATCTCCTTTGTCTGTATGTAGATCCATTTTAGATCCTTTGTTCCATAATACAATTTCCATATTATCTGTATTACTAAAATCTTGAAAATTAAATTGAGTTTGTAGTTTATGGAAAATATAAAAATCTCTATAACTTAAAGTTATTGTGTCTCTATATTTTTTAGTATTGTTTAAATTATTATTAAAATAATTAATCAAATTACTACATTGTTCTTGGTCTATAAAGTTATCAATTCTAATAATCATATAGGTTGATTAGGGTCTATGCTTATGTTTCCAGAAATACTAATTCTATCTTTATTAGATAAATAATGTGGGTATACTTGATGGTTCATTCGAGCAGGAAAAAATAACATTGTTCCTTCATAGGAAGGATCTAATTTATAATTGTGGTATCTTATTTTTCCTAAAGCATCAGTGTATACAAACTGAAAAGAATTAGGGTTTTTAGTATTACAATGTTTTATAAAAGGTAATTCAATTTCTTTTTTATAATCAGAAGAGATTTGCATCCAAATAACAAAAGAATAAATTCCGCTATGATCATGCAGAGGATTAAATTCATTTTTAGCTTGATAGTTTACCCAAAATTTATTGAGTGTAAATTTACAGTCATTAGTTAATAAAGTAGGAATAACTTGTTTTTGATCAAAAATTTTATCGTATTCTGAAATAAGAGGAATTAATTCTCTATTAAAAAACCAATTATCTTTATCTATTAAATCGTAAGAACCTTTTATATTACCCGCTAAAGTTTTATTTGCTTTTGTCGTTTTATTTTTTATATATTTTTGTAATCTTTTAAGAGTTTCACTTGAAAGTTTTTTTCTTAAATATCCTACATTAGGAAACCATACTGGAGTCATCACTTGTCCTTGGCTGCCTCTTTTGGAATAGCTTGAATATTCCAATGAATAAATCTAAACGGAGATTTGCCGTGATCTAAAACAAATTCATGTTCTAAAAACCCTGGAAATATTACAAAAGTTCCGGGAACGGGTTGAACATGAATAGTATCATTACCCGGTAATATTCCTTTTTGTTTAGGTTTCATTTTTAATTTTGTAGCTCTAGCACCGGTTCTTGGTTCATGAAATATAGGGTATGATGTTTTATCGCTGCACTTTAAAAAATAAAAACCTGATACGTGTTGATTCCAATGTATGTGTGCAGAGTGATGACCACCTTTTTTTGCAAACTCTTGTACCCACATTTCTGTAAAAATAGTAGTATACAAAGACATATCGTATCCTTGACTATCTAGATATTGCCAAGATTTAGCTCCTGCATAATTAATTAAATCTCTAAAATTAGAATCTCCTAATAAAGACGTAGAGTGATGACTAATACCAAATTCATTTTTATTTCTTTTCTTAGCCTCTTTAATATATTTTTCAGTGTGTTTAATAGAAGAATTTAAAAAATCTGTTTTTGTTTCTGTCCAAATAGCTGTTTCAAAAAAATTATTTGTTTTCATTCTTTAATATATTAATTAGCTTTTTTTCTTTTTTAACCAGTTGTTCACACAACTTTTTCTTATCTTCAAGTTTAAATATACATTCTTTAAATTGATTTTCAAGTTCCTCTTTAGTAGCCACATTATGTGTAAGTAGGGTTGTTAAATCAGTAGGGGCCCAATCCATGCCAGCAGCTATACAATGAAGACCACCTATACTAGAGTGATGATAATTACTATCTTTATCAAAAGCTGCTGTTAAAAAACCATCTAAATGAGAAGGTGTTAAATTAATAAGTTCTTTAGACCAAGATTTATTTAAATTATTTTTCCAATATAAAGTATCATTTCTTTTTGATAAAGCATAATGCATAGCTACAAATTCAGCAAAGGTTCTAAAAAGTTTTTTACAAGAATAATTAAAATTATCTTTGTCCCATTGAGAAGGTAAATCTTTTAAGTTTCGTAATAGTTTTATTAAAAATTCATGTACAGTAAATAAACCATTACTTTCTAAAGGTTCTATAAAACCTGCTGACAATCCAATAGCCACTACATTTTTTACCCATAGTCTATTGTGTAATCCTACTCTCATTTTTATATTTTTAAATTCTAAATCATCGTTACCTAAATACTGTTTAAACTCTTTTAATGCTTCTTCGTCAGAAACAAATTTACTTGAATAAACGTAGCCTGTTCCTACCCTAGACCATAAAGGTATGTTCCATACCCAACCGTTTTGTATGGCTGTACAATTAGTGTACGGCTTTAATTCTTTTTCTTTGTTTTTATATTTAATTTTAGTAGCCCATGCAGAGTCATTTGGAAGTAAATCTGAATAAGACTCAAAAGGCTCTTGTAAAGTTTTATCTAACAGTAAAGATTTAAAACCAGTGCAGTCTATATAAAGGTCTGCTTTGTGTTTATTATTTAAAGATTTTATTCCATGTTCATCTTGTTCAATAGAAATAATATCTTCTGTAATGTGTTTAACTTTTTGACATCTGTGTTTTTTTAACCATAAGCCAAATTTAGTAGCATCAAAATGATAAGCGTATGCAGCTTGTTGTTTATTAAATTTATTTTGATTTACGTATGCCATCTGTAATGGATAAATACAGTCTGCATAATCTGAATTAGGAGTATTTGGTTTAAATATTTTTTTAAACCACCAATCATTTAAACCTGCATTATTATCTTGTATTGCTGGTGTCCCAAACGGGTAATGAAAAGACTCACCTTTTTTATAAAAGTCTGTAAATTTAATACTAAGTTTATAGCTTCCATCTACTTCTTTAATAAACTCTTCGTCTTTAATATTTAATAAACGCATCCAATTTGTTATTTGATGAATGGTGCTTTCGCCTACGCCTACAGTAGAAATATTTTTAGATTCTATTAATGATATATTATGTTTAGTTTGAGAACTTAATGTAGCTGCTGTCATCCAACCAGCGCTTCCTCCTCCGACAATAATAATTTTCATTTAAAGGGGTATCCTAAATTCCACATAACTAAAGAATATCTTGTTCCTTTAGTAACAGGTTTTACTCTATGCCAGACATGAGAAGGAAAAACTACAATTGAACCTTTACTTAATATTTCTTTACAACTACGAACGTGTTTTAACTCATCTCTCATATGAGGATCATAATCTCTGTAATCAAACTGAAGCTCTCCACCCTCATATTCAGAACCATCTGTTAATTGACAGGTCATAGATAATTTTCTGACTTTGCCGTGTTGATTTAAATCATTAGGTTTATCGTAAGGTTTATTCCAAGAATCACAATGCCAATCATAATATTGACCTAATTTATATTTGGTAAATTGACATTGTTCAGAGTAATCCCACTGATAATTCCAACCCGCTAATTCATTTGCTTTTTTAATATAGGGGTGTAATTCTTTGTATATCCAGGTTTCATCTAACCAAACAATGTTAGAATCTCTTTTTTGTTTTAAATCTTTTTCTTCATCTTTAGATAATTTACCATCTCCATAACCTCCCGTCCTAGCCATTTTTTCTTTTTTAGATAATGCATATGCAATTATTTCGTCACATATCCTAGGGGGTACAGCTGATTGAAAATACCAATAATAATTAGAGATATTCATAAGTTATAGTTTGAATAAAATTTAAACTATTTTTTTGTTTATTTTTTACCTCATACATTAATGTAGAAGGAAACATTACAAACCCATTGTAGGGAAGAGGAATATCCCAACTTCTTCCTTTTCGTCTATTGTCATCGTAATGTATTTTTAAATTGCAATCTTGAGTATTTATTCCATACAACAAAACATAATCAGGTGCGTTTTTTAAATCAACAGGATCTATTTGCAACAAAGGCTCTGATTGTTCATTGGGTAAATAAATATCGGCCCATGTTTTTTTATTTATTAAATTTAAATCAAATTTAACCATTAAATGTTCAGTTAAATAAGTATTTAATTTATCCCATTCTTTAGAATATAAAAAATCTTTACCTGCATACAATGAATCAAAAACCGATTTGCTTAAATCTAAACTATTGATTTCAAAATTTATTGGCATTTTTACTTGGCCATAATATAAACTTTTTTCTGACAGTAATATCTTTCTCATTTAACCTTTATACTACTTTTTAAATGGTAGTCAACTAGGCAGCTAGTTCGTCAATTAAATCCCAAGTTTGAGTAGATTCATTCCAATCATACCACCACTTATGAGTTCCTGCATCATTCTGATTTTGTTGTTCAGTGTTTATAGAAGGTTTTGGTGCAGGCGGATCCCAATCTGCAGTAGTTGTATTTTGAGTCCATGAAGCATAAGGTTGTGGAGGCCAAAATATTTCATTAGCAGCATCCCAAGTCCAACCAATACCTGCATAGTTTCCTCTTAATGGAGTTTTTCCTGAAGAGTGTTGATTGTTTCTTGTATTGTAAGAAGTTTGAATCCATTTATCTGCAGGCCAGTTGTTATGAGTTTCTAACCATTGTTGACCCACTGTTTCAGATTCAACTCCATTTTCATCAAGACATTGACTATTTTCTAAATACAATACTGTTAAAACAACGTTCTCTTCTGATATTTTTGCAAAGTGTGCCATATTATTTAATCCTATATCTAATTACTACAATACCTGAACCGCCAGTTCCACCTGATGGTCCTGGCCATGCTGATGTTGCTCCTTCTCCTGTGTTAGCGTCTCCAGGTCCTCCGCTAGGTGGGCCTCCTGGATATCCTCCTCCGCCGCCTTTAGAATAGACAACAGGGGAATTTGTAATACTTGAGTCAGCTCCGTCTCCCGCGCCGGTGCTCGTGCCCCCGCCGCTTGTGGCTCCCCCGCCACCGCCTCCATTAGGGCCAGATCCATTTCTACCGGCATTACCTTGAGGTGGACTTACAGGAGGACTGTTTCCGTTTCCTCCAGTTGCAGGACCATAATGGCCCCCGCCTCCGCCGCCCGATCCCCCGGGTTTTCCGCCATTTGGTGGTCGGCCTCCGCCGCCCCCGCCTCCGCCAGCAGAAGTTACTGAAAGCGCTGAAGAGCTTGATCCATTAGTTCCTTTAGGTAGTCCATCAGATCCACCTCCTCCAATTGAAACTGGATAACCTTGGACTGATACTGGTACGGATGAAACTGGTGATGTTAAAGGGCCCGGTCCAGCTGTATATGAACCACTTTGAGTTCCTGCAGAAGCTCGCCAGCCGCCTCCGCCTCCGCCGCCTCCGCCGTCACCCGTCAAATATTGACCGGTTCCGCCGCCTCCGCCGACTACTAAATAGTCAACAGAGTCAAAGTCAGGTCCTCCTGCTTCTGATACACAGAAAGTACCTGGTCCTGTAAAAATATGAATTTTATAAGCTCCGCACGGAGTAGTAGATACACAGTTTCCACCTGTAGCTACAATTGTTTTTACCCCTCCAGAAGTTAAACCTAATCCTCTTGCAGAGCCTGCTCCGAATGTTGCTATTAATGGCATATTCTTTCTCCTCCTAACCTATTACGCGAACTGTGTTTGAGAAGCTAATACTGTAAATGTAGCTGATCCAGTTTTTATAATAGTATATGAATAAACATCTAATGAGTTAGTATTACCTGCGGAAGGTGCAGATCCACCTTGCCACTCTGGAGTAACACTTGACCCATCAATTTGAAATGCTGAATTGTAATAAGCTGATGAACCATTTTTTACAATGTGAGCTATAGTTACTGACTCACCTGTGTCCATAATAGAGTCTAAAGCTGTTGAGCCATCTCCTCTAACGTTTAATGTCCAGTTACCTCCAGCATCTGATGTAAAGTTTAAAACTGCTTGAGTAAGCACATCGTAAGCGATTGTGCCTGTAGCTGATGTAGCAGCTGTTGTAACTTTTTCTGCAACGCTTTGAATTTTACCTTGGCCATTAAAAGTCGCTCTTCCATAACCTTTTGGTGTAATATTTAAATCTATATTAGCATCTCCTCCAGTTGCAGATATTGCTGGAGCAGCTCCAGTTGCTGCGTTTCCAATTGAAAATTCATTAACTGCAGATCCGGCTGTTACAAATTTAATTTGTTCGTTTGAGTTTTCATCTAGAATAGCTTTAGTATTATCAATAATAATATTTTGTGCGTTAGTATCTAGGTCTGCTGAAAGTTGTGGTGAGAAATCAGATGATAATTCTGTAAACGCTGTATCAACAACATTTGTTCCATCAGAGTAAACCATTTTTGTGCCTTTGTCAGCCGCTGCCCAAGTTACTCCAGTTCCTGAAGAAGTTTTGAACGTCACTGTGTGAGCACCTGTAGTTGCGTTATCAACTACGAAAGTTTTTTCTATTGAATCAGGAATAGTTACGTTAACTGCTCCTCCGATTGTTCCTGTTAATTTTAATACGGCATTTTTACCATTTGATAAAGCACCATTTGAAAAAGTTAAAGTTGCGCCTGATGTGATACCTACTGCATCATAACCACCAATTGCTTGTTCTAAAATTAATAAGTTTGTATTTGTGATCTGTCCCCAAGTTCCTGAATTTTCTCCAGTAGCTTGAACTGTAAGTTTTAAACTAGCCGATGTAGAGTTTGCCATAATTTATTCTCCGATTTTACTATTTTATTAAATAATTTATATAGTGTCAAACTATAATTATGCAGCGTTAGTTGAAACTTCCTGCCATCCTGGAGGGTCAACTGGTGCTGTACCAGTATTAACTTCGTTCCAAATCAATACATTTGTAGCTGTACCTAAGCTAAAAGTCAAGGCATTTCCAGTAACATCTACATTACACTCTGGAATAATTATCGGTGTTAATGATGATGCAAGAGACATTCCAAAACCAGTAACATCAACAGGAGTATTTAAATCTATAGTTTCTACTCCTAATACCATAGTCATTGTTTGACCATAATCAGGATCAGCTATAAATTGACCATTATTCCATCTTGAATTACCCCAAGTAGCATCTCCCCAAGCCATAGTAGTGTCACCAGCTCCGGTGTTTGCATCTCCAGTAATGTCAAAATTATTTTGCCCTGGTTGAGCTAAACTCATTGACATTTGTTGTCCAGTTAGTGATGCATCAGGTGCAGGATCTACACCAGAGAAATTTTCTGACATAGCCATTGTCAATAATTCAGTTGAACCATTGCCCCAAGCTAATGTGCCCCAAGTAGATTTGTATCCCCAATATCCTGGTATTGCAGACGTTATTTCTGCAATAGTGACTGGTTCTCCGACTGCTGTTCCTAATGCAGCTGTCATTGGAAGACTATTAGGTTCTGCGAATGCAGGGTTAAAGTTTAACTGTGCAACCATTGGTATACCGCTTGGGAATGCAGTAAAGGAAGCAAACGCTTCAACAATTGATGGAGCAGAAACCGTTAATGGATTTCCACTAAGAGTTAAACTTGAATCTCCATTTATAGAAATACCACCTGAACCCTCGGCCATTGTCATGGCAAGACCAGTGACTTGATGTAAATTTCCAGATTGACCCCAAGTTTCAGTTCCCCATGTATCAGAACCCCAACCTTGGAAAATTTGAGTTGTAGTTGTTATGCCATCATTGTTAAGTGACATGTCCATGTTTTGACCGCCACCCCAAAAATAAGTTCCCCATGTGTCTCTGCCCCATAAAGAATCATTAGGGTTTGAAACAAAAACAGTTAAGTCTTGGTTTTGATTCCAAGCTCCTTGATTCCATGAGTGAGCTCCCCATGAATTAACAACCATGTCCATGATACCACCCATGCCAATACCATGGACGTAACATAAATAATAAAAATCTGTAAATGAAGATGGTGTAACTTCTACATATCTATCTGTAGCATTGTTAAAGGTAGTTGTGTTGATATAGTCAGACTGAGTGCTAGCTCCATCTAAAAAATAACTTACGTTTGCAGAAATTATTCCGGACGTGCTTGTGTTAGTAGAAAAAATTAATGGATGGCCATCATTCGTAGAAGCAGTCTGATCAAATCTTATAACAGAACCGGCTACCCAACTAACTGTGCCGGGTCCTGTTGCATTTCTAACTCCGTCTAAATAAAATACATTACCTGTGCCACCGCCATATAAACTACCGGACGCAACTGTAACATCATAAGTAATGCCGGTAGCTCGAGACATGAGCCCACCCATTCCTATGCCATGATACCAACAAAGATAATAAAAACTAGAAGCTGATGAAGAAGTAATCTCAACGTAACGCGTAGTAGCCGCGTTGAACGTTGTGGAGTTCATGTAATCTGTTTCATTACTAACTCCATCAAGATAGTAAGTTACTCCAGTAGAAATTATTTGAGCTTTACTTTGTGTAGTAGAAAATAATAAAGGGTGATTATCATTTGAAGAATCACTCTGATCAAATCTATATGTAAGACCTGGTTCCCATATTACATCAAACTCACGTGTTCCATCGAGATAATATACGTTACCTGTACCACCGCCATAGAGATCCCCACTTGCTACGGTTACCGTATAAGTTTTATTTGCCATAGGAGTCTACCTCCTATTAGCCCGATATTCTTAGTATCGCTGCTGTTGATGTTGGCGCTGGAAACTGAATTGTAAAAGTTCCTGATGTAGCTGTTTTGTCTGCTCCAAAATCTAAAACACAAACTGCATCAGTAGTCCCTGACCCTGCTCCAGCTGTTGTATTATAAATTAAAGCACCTCTCGCAGTCAGTGTTACACCTGTAAAAGATCTGTCTGCAAAATCACATCGTGCTACACCTACAGTCATAGAAGTTCCTAAGTTAACTAGAGCTCCTCCACCTTGAGTGTATTGACCAGTGTTTCCAACTTGACCACCTGTGCTATCACCTGGATAGTTAGTAGTTGCAGAGTTTAGAGTTGCTGTTGAAGAGTAAAGAGCTAATTTGAACGTATCACCACCAGTTTGTTTAAAACTCATTGCTCCATCTAAAAGTTCTTTTTTAAATGAATTACAAATTGCTTGCGTTATGGCCATAGTTTTCTCCTTATTGTTTTCCTATTCGAGGAACACCACTTTGGTATTCATCCCGTCTTCGTCTTCCCATTTGTTCTATTGAGAATCCTTTGACTGCCTCTTGATATTTTTTATCATATAACTGGAGCATGTCAACGGGTCCTTTTAAAAATCCGTAAGCCTCAACTAGGCATGCATATAATAAGCCATTGGGAAATTTTTGACTTAGATATGTAGTAGGGACTGTAGTCGATAATCCAGCTGGTTTCAAGATATAATTTAATTGAATTGTGTAAGTCGCATTAGGGGTTGGGGCAAAAACTAAAGTGTCTTCATCCCACATACTATAATATTTAGGAACCCCAGTTTCTCCTTTTGGATTATACTCGGACATAAAGTTAGTATCTCTATACTGTAAAAAATCTCTATTATCTGCTGCGGCTGTGCCATCAGAGTCTACAATTTGAGCGGATCTCACAATTAATAAATCTGACGGAGTATCTATGAACCTAGTATTTAAAACTAAATTAGCTGATACATATCTTCTATTGTTATCAGAATCTACCTCTCTTAAAATTCTAAATTCTGCATCTTGAATAAATCCATTACAAATAGTGTCTGTTAAAACATTACTTGATACTTCTGTATAGTCTCTAATTTTTTGTACTAGTTCTGTATATGTCATGATATGTTAATTGTTACACTCCCTATTCGCATTGTTGCTTGTCTTGCAGCACTAACTGTGCTTGGATCTGCTGGAACCATACTTTCACTACTTATAGTTTGAAATGCAAAATCTCCAGGCAAATTTAAATTAGCAATAATTCCTCCGCCTCCTCCAGTCAATAAATTAAATTGTTGAGGTCTTGGATGTTGCAGTCCTTGAGGATCTGCTGAATATGGTGTTGGTTCTAATTGTGGTTGTTTAGGTTCATACTCTGAAGTATGAACTCTTGCACCATTCCATTCTTTAACCATTTCACGATATGGAAATGCTAGACCAGATCTATCTGAAATAAATAAAGCGTGTTTTCCTTTTGCTGTGTTTCCCATAATTATATACTCGGATAGTAAGTTCGAGGAGCAATATATACACTAGCTGAAGAACCATCTTCTTCTAGAGCTCGTGCTAATTCATCCTCATAAATTAATTTTAATTCTTGTATTCTTGGTGCTGCATATTTCATAGATAAATAATATGTTAATCCTGCAACCATGCAAGGTACAAATCTGTAAGGAACATCTGTTGCATTTGTATAATCTCCTGCATCTTGAATTCTTTTTTCATAATAAAAATTTATAACATTTCCATTTTCCGTAGAACCAGGAGTTAAATATAAAGTAATTAAAATGTGATCTATAAATCTTTGAACAAAATATTGTGATGGTTGACCTGTAGAAGATTTATTAGATAAAGCTTGAAACTGTGATCTATTAATTTTTTCTAACGGCGAATCTACATTAGAAGAATTTCTGTAAGACATTTCTAAAATTTCTGTGGCTTGATTTACGAAATTAGTAACAGCAGCTCCGTCTGAGTGAGTTGCAGCTGTAGTTCCGTTAACTCCCCGAGTTACTCCAGTTAATTCTAAAGAATTAAAACCAGTGTAGGAAATATTTTCAGATCCTACATTTATAGTTCCTGAATCAGGCATACGAGTTTTTGAAGCAATCGTAATTCCAGTGGTCGCAGTAGTAGATGAAATAGCAGCAGTTAAAGTAGTAGTTATTCCATTAGAATTTCCGTCAGCTGTAGATCTAAAAATTTTATACTCGTTTTGACCATCTACTAAAGTAATATTAGTATTTGCTACTTCCCAAAAATGAAGACCTCTGTTTCCCCATTCTTGAAACATTATGTTTAAAGAACGTCTAGCAGTTTTTAAATTATAACCGCTCATGTCAAACTGACCAAGCCTGTTAAAAGACTCTTCAATTATCTCATCAATTGCAAACGTTTTATCAAACGTTGCTGTGCCTGAAGTAGTATTCGCCATTAGCTACCTCTTTATGTGAATGTGCCAATTATTGTACAAAAATCACAATTAGTTAAATCTACATAGACTCCTGATTTACATCTAATTCCATCTTCAGGAATTTTAAACTCATGAACATGATTAGCTGCTGTTCCAAATTTACCATGAAAAACTAATTTAGAAGCTGTTTTAGAACTATCTGCTTCATCATAAATTTTTATTTCAGCATCAGCATTACTAGCTTGAGCAAAAACATTTAAAAGTCTTGCTTTAGTAATAGTAGTAGCAGTTGTACCAACATATTTTTGAGCTAAACCATCTGCTGTTAGAGCTATGGATTGTTGAACGTCTGTTCCAAATGTTGCCATATTTTTTTCTCCTTAAAATTTTATGCGGGCCCGGAGGCCCACATATAATTATTTATTACGATCCACTAAAAGGCGTAGCGATTGTGCCACTACCAACTAGTACACCTTCAACCATGTAAGTGTTTTCTGCAGTTGCAGTAAACTTAATTCTTGAACC